CCGTCCCAGATACAGCGCCTTTTCCGACTGATGCACCATTTCCCTAAGCATGGTGTCAACATCGTTTCCATATCCTTCAAGCAACTGGTTAAGCGCCCCTTCCGGCAGTCTCTCTATGATATTGTCTACTGCATTGTATAGATATGCAAGCTGGTTGTTTGTAAGTATTCCTTTTCCGTCACCCGTTAACATAATTGAAAGTCCTCTCTATATCTCCTCTCTTTCTTCTCCACCGTTTCTACGCCTTCACCCCTTAACTTCTTCACATAGGAGATGAACAGCATTGCATTCGCATCCACATCGTGTTGTGCCCTGTGCGCTTCCACAAGGTCAATCCCGGCAGCCTGGCAACACGTACCCAGCTTGTAGTCCATCTGTTCCAAGGCTGCCATGTGCGCAAACTGCATCGTGTCTATGTAGTATTTTACGTAATTGTCTATATCGTCCTTCATATAGGCAAAGAAATTTCTAAGAAACGGGTTATCGAACCCCACTATATTATGTCCTACAAGGGTACACATCTGACGCGGATTCTTGTATTTAGTAAACCATTTTTTGCATGTACTGTATATCTCTTTCAACGGTACCGCATTCTCTTCTTGGACTTCTTTTGTTATACCGTGCACTGCCGTTGCTTCCTCCGAATATCCTGCAAGTCCTTCCTTGTAGTTATACGGGAATATCATTTCCACACGGTCTATTATTTCCAACTTTTTCATGTCTATACACGACATAGCCATTTCGACCAAAGGAATATCCAAAAAAGCCTTCTTCTCCTTGCTTGGCAATCCCCCGGTTTCAAAGTCATAGACAATCACGAAATTACTACTTGTTTTCACGTTACCAAAATTTATTTTAAACTACCCCATTGTTCCGCTATCGCTTCCGCAATGCCCGGAAATGTCTTGCTTCTTATCTTCTGTCTTTCCTCTTTAGGCAGTCCGTAGGCATCACAATACCATTTCTGCATTCTAAAACCATTCTTTCCTTCCACCACTTCACCTTTCCCGACAATCTTTGTAGGAGTGAGTTTAGGCAGATTTTTAAGCCATAAACAAGTCTTCTTGCTTGCTTCATCCCCGAACATCCAAGGTTCTATGATTTGGTCTGCCTTTCTGAACCTTGTACTCATAATCCCTACTGGGTTCTCTATGGCAATTCTTTTTACGCCCGAATTATATAGCTCCATAAAGAAATTAACGGCTTCTTCTCGGTCTTTCGCCCTGTTTGGATATTTCGGATGTGGTCTTCTCTGTTCTATCGGCAGCCCCTTATCTTCCGGGTGATAATACCATGCAGCACCAGACACACATAGATAAGTACAAGGTGGGTGTGCAACCATCAAATCCCATTCTTCGCCTTCCGGCAAATAATACTCTTCACCGTTTTGCAGCTTTCCTCCGAAATTGGGAATAACCTGCAAAACATCCTGCTTGAAATGCCATTCGGGGTGCCCACCGCTACAGTCTACAATGTCACAACTAAAGGCGTTATGTCCTCGTTTTCTAAAAGCCTCACAAACTCTCTGACTTTCTTCACATGCTACCAATACATTCATTTTCTTCTTCCTCCACTACCGGGTTATTGTCATTTTCCAATACGTTGTACATCTTAATTGTACAATGCTTTTTAGGTGTTACTACAATCTCGTTTCCTCCCAGGTATTCCGGCAAATGTCCCCTCATTATATATGCCTGCACATCATTACGGGTAAACCGTTTCCCGTTCTGCTTCCGGAAATTGTCATTCATCCAGATAAGCAATCCTTTCGCGTTTACGTCTTCTATTAAAAATTTTCCCATACCAACTAAAATAAATTATTTTTACAAATCCAAAGACCTTCTTGCTTGTTACAGCCTTTGTTCTTTCCACAAAATGATACTGTCTTGTCTATATAATCCACACATTCAAAATCACCGGGCATCCAGTATTCCGATATGTAACAATTTTTCTGCTGTTTCGCCCAGTCATAAAATTCTTCATGATTGAAATTAGTAAAATACCCTTCTGTATTTATATAGGGTGGGTCGCAATATATTACATACTTCTCTTCTTTCGGTATTTCCAACTCTCTATAGTCACCCTGGAAAACTTCGATATTACCCATTCCCTGTAAACTCTGCAAATCCCAAAGTCTTTCCAACCATTCCATGCTTTGCAATCTCTGCAAATTATCCGGATAATTAAGCTTCACCAGAATATCCTTTATTGCACGTCTTCTATCCTTGAATGTATCACACCCCTTAAACACATCTTCCGGAATAGAGATACCCATATCTTCAAACAGATTAAAATCACCAAAACAGATTGCATAGTGGAAAGCCTTCTTATATGGTTCGACCTGTTCACTATAACAATAGGTTCTCTGATTGTTACCGAAAGAAAAACATAATCTTACATACGTATCGTCTTTCTTTAATCTGAAAAAGTCCTCCCTACTTATCCATCGGTTTTCATCCTTGAACTTCCCGTTTACTGCATCAGCGAAAAACTTTGCGCTGTCCGTTATATCGTTTATGACAAACCTTTTGTATTTCCCCGATAAAATGGCTGCATGAGTGACTGCACATCCCCCAGCAAAAGGTTCTACCCATACATCAGCGGAAGGAAGAGCCTCAACGACCCATTTTGCAATACGTGATTTACTCCCTTTATAGGATAATCCATAATTCATACCTCACTACTTTATCATCAACAACCTTTCAAAATCCTTGTCCCGTTCTTCCTCACTCTTATACACTACCCATAAATTCTTTATAGGGTTGTCCTTGAATGATGCACTTTCATCTGCCAGCTTGTTTATCACTATAGCCGGGTTCCCGTCTGAATACCAGTCTTTTTCATACGATATAATAAAATACTTCATAAGGGCGTGTTCCCCGTCACTGAACACAAACATTCTGCCTTTTGAACGTTCCTCATATTCCTTCCAGGAATCAACTTCTTTCTGAAATATTTCCGCTTTCTCGCTATTAGGATTTTCCAAATAGTCTATTATCTTCTTGGATATCCTTTTCAGTCCTATAGCGGTAAACACTTTTGCACATCCTATCAATATATCAACGTCTTTTTTCATGCTCTTTCTCCAAAAGTTTTTCTATCCTCTCTTCTGGTATCTGATTCTTCAAACTCTTTCTGTCTCCAAAATCGTATATCTGATGGCATTCCATACATGCCAGCACTATGTTTTCCGGGTCACAGCGCAAACCTGGGTGTGCTCCTCGGCTCAATATATGGGAGAAGAAAATAGGCTTCATTTCAAGACCCAGCCACTTTCCACAATGGAAACAATAATGGGGGTTCTCCTCCCATACCTTAACAAACACTTCGTTAAGCCTGTTTTCTTCCTCCTTCAATGAAGC